GTCATCGTACCACTCGTTGATAGCATCTAAAATGGCCCACAATATTTGGGATGAAAGTGAACCATCGAAGTTAGTAAAATCTCCAGCAACAACTTTTATGCCTAATTTGGTAGTGGCTCGAGATGCTAATTTTCGTACAATGTCACTCCAATCGGGGGAGTACACATTTGTTCCAACAGAAACTTCGTTGGCATTGCGATTATACATCATCCATGCAGCGAAACCTAAAAAATACTTTCTGAATGCAATAGTAAAATGCACAGGACCACCACAGAAAACACGCGTCTTTCCTGCTTCAACTTTAGCAATTGGTCGTCTTTCGTCTTTCAATGTATCACTCCAGTAAACACCAGTTTGAATGCCTTGCCGACAATTTTCAATCAATTTCTCCACGTCACTCTTAACCTGAAGAGCAAGTGGAGAATTGAGATCCCATTCGCCATCTCCAAAAGCATCTTTCTTTCCACGAAGTTTTTCGTTCACCATCGTATATGGATAACCCATAGACGTGGAACGATTAATTGGAGCTAAAAATTCATCATCAGCAACACCCAAAATCGCTTCTTCATATGTCAAGACTCGCTGGTATTCCTGTATGTCCTTGTGACATTCATTCAACATAAAATTGTTCTTGACATCATTAACAGCTATTTCGATGTATTTGGGTTCGATACGAGGTACACTTTTACCATATTTCACAAGTCCATTGTACATTGGATCAATATCATTTGAAGGACGCAATTTTGCTGGGATTGTCTTGTGAGGAACATAATCAAAGAAAGGAGATGGTATGATTTTTGAATTGTTTCCAGAACTAAGCGGCACATCTGTGCGACCATGGACCATCAAACCTTTATCCAAAGGAACGCTACCACAAATATTGTTATCACCAACAATTGGTACACAAGGAATATCTATCTCAACATGGCATTGAAAACGCGGATCGATTTGTGAAAGTCCTTGAAGCAAGGATTCTTGTGTAATTGTCTGAGCCATACCAATGTGGGCATTTGATGCCATGTGTATTCCGACCAATTTGCGCAAAGCTGAATTGTGATTCAAAATGATGGGAGCACCACAATCACCAGATGATGTTGATCCTCCATACTGCCAACTGTGATTGATTTCCATAACAATTCCCTGATCATTCACACGCACCTTGTTATGAGACATATGAACATCATACAACGAACGCTTGGAAATGCAAATATCATTAGGTCTAGAATTAAACGTTGGCAATTGAGCGTTGTACCGTCCATTGAGCATGGCGAGATCTTCTGTTTTTACAAAAAGGTGAGTCAAATTTGTGTGAGGAGATACTCTATCTGCAATCGGACATAGCCACACAAGCGCAGCATCCAAAGGTTCATCATTTTTGTACAAACGAACATGATTATCCAACATAGAACCAAACGTAAACTCAACTAATTTTGATGATCTGTTAGAAAGATAGAAAACATGATTACGTGGCTTAGTTTGCTTTAAGATTTCAATAAAATGATAATTGATCATAAACACAGTTCCTTTGATAAAAAGTACATTTCCATATGGTTTAACATCATCATGCAACAAATACAAGGACTTGTTAACAATTTTATTTTCAAGCATTTCACAACCCTGATCTTGGTACATCTCCATGTGTAGTGGTGACTCCTCCACTTCTTCCAACACTTCAAAAGTGGCTTCACTCTCAATACGCATTGGTTGCTGTCTATTTACCAAAGGACGGACGTCACTCTCTATTTTCATGGGCGCCTGTTGTTTGATCAAAGGTTT